GGCCGCACCGCCGCCATCACCGGGCTGGGCGGGATCGGGGCTGACGGTGGTGGCCACCTTGTCGGCAGCCGTTCTCTTGGTGGCCATGTTCCGCTCCTGGGATGTCGCCTATTCTGACTGTCATGGCATCCCCTCCCACCCGCACGGCGCCTCCGGTCATCACAGCGGTGGAGGCTGACGCCTACATGGCGACGACCATGCGCAATGCGGCCTGGCTGGCGATCCCCGCGGGCGATCGTGACGTGCTGCTGCTCGAGGCCCAGCGATGGCTCAACGGGCTGTGCCCCAAACCCGATGCGACGGGGTGCTGCGGTGACTTCGCCACCCAGTGGACGGCGGCGGTGAGCGAGCTGGCGCTGGCGTTGCACCTGAGCCCGACGGCGGTGATCAGCGGCGCGGCCGCGGCTGGCGCAGCTGGTGAGGTGAAGCGGCAGAAGCTCGGGGACCTCGAGGTGGAGTTCTTCCAGGCCAGCGCCGGCACGACGGTGAAGCAGTCCAGCCGCTACGGGCCCAAGGCGCCCTACATCCTGCAGGCATTCCCCTGGCTGGGTGATCTGATCGGCTGCTGGCTGCCCAGCGTCGGCGGGCGGGTGATTCCGGTGGAGAGGAACTGACGTGGGCCTGGCGGACACCACGTTCGGCCCGATCCCTGGCCCGCTGGTGCGCCAGTGGGGGATCGACATGGTGCTGATCAAGGGTGGCGGCCCGGGGGTCTATGACCCGACCACGGGCAACGTGACCGCGACGGAGCGCCGCATCCCGCTGAAGGGGGTGCTGCTGGCGGCCAACGCGAAGGAGTGGGAGGGGCTGTACCAGCAGGGCGACCAGCAGCTGGTGGTGGACCCGGATGCGTTGCAGCCCGAAGGTGTCACCACCAACGACTCGGTGGAGTTCCTGGAGAACGGTGTGACGGTGCATTGGAAGGTGGTGGAGTCAAAGAGCTATCGAGGTGATCGGCGTATCGTCGACTTCTCTCTGGTGCGGAGGCAGTAATGGCACTCGGCAAGTCGCTCAAGGACTTTGTGATGGGCAAGGCCAGAGAGGCCACCCGCAATGCAATGCAGGAGGTGGCTGCTAGTACTGTCCGCACGCTGCAGGAGAAGGGTCCCTACTGGTCTGGCTACTTCGCCAACGCTTGGGAAGTGAAGCCGGGTGACGTGAACATCCCGGCTACGACTCCGGGTCCCTCCAGCCGCAGACCAGATACTTCCGGCAGCAAGGTCTTGACTGAACCGATCGTGCCCCGCGCTGACCTGCGCAAGGGTTACACCATTGGCAACTCGATGGAGTACCGCGACATCGCGATGGACCTTGTTCCTGACACCAATGGCGTCTACCGCGGCGACCGACCTGGGGCTACCGCTGATCGTGACTGGTACACCACGCTGGTCGAGGGTGGTCTGATGCTCCGCATCAACAAGCAGGTCGCTCAGGCTGCGTTCAAGGAGGCGTTCAAGTGACTCTGCAGGCCATCCGCAGTGTGTTCGAGGGGGCCGTCATCACAGGGGCCAACGCCGTTGCACCGGTGCTGCCCGTCTACGTGGACAACCAGTCGTACACGGACAACGACGCCGCCAAGGAGTTCGTGCTGGTGCGCGTCAACTTCGGCGAGATCACTGAGCCCACCTTCTGCGAGAACGTCGAGCACCTGCGGGGCTCCCTGGTGGTGGAGGTCTTCACCGCCAAGGGCAAGGGCCCTGGCCGCGGGCAGACAGTGGCCACCGAGATCGCCCGCCAGCTCAACAAGCTCCGCTACCAGGAGGAGCAGCGCCACGTCTACCCGCTCACCGGGACCATGTACCCCCTGCCCCACACCGGCGGGTTCTACCCCAGGGCCCCGGGCGTCAAGGCGCGGATGCTCGGGCTCAGCGGACCCAGCTTCACCCCGCTCGACGGCCGCCCCCACTTCATGACCCGCTTGAGCGGACCGCTCGTGGCCTCTTACACTTGAGGGCAAGCTTTGCCCCTGAGGGTGACGCCCCACCTGTACGTGTTGTTTCGCCACCCTTAACTAGGGGACTAAGTTATGCCCGTGTCGTGCAATACGACCGCCTTGACTGGATCTGACGGTCTCGTCACCTTCAAGCCTGCTGGTGTCAAGCACTGCTTGAAAGATGCTTCCGACTTCCCGATCGGCAAGCTGATCACCGTCCCCGGTGACCACGACTTCCAGATCGGCGACCCCGTGGTGTTCACCGTCGAAGGCACGGCCACTCTGGCCCCTGCTCTGACTGCCAACACCAAGTACTACGTGGTGGACAAGACCGCCACCACCATCTCGGTGTCCCTGACCAAGGGCGGCGCTCCCATCACCCTGGCGGGCATGGGCGGCCTCCCTGGTTCCGGCATCGCCAGCCTGACTGCTGCCACTGCAGGCGTCGGCTATGTGCCCGGCACCTACACCGATGTGCGCCTGATCCAGGGCACCGCCACCACGGCTCGCGCCACGGTGACCGTCCCCGCTGGTGGGGCCATCAACGCCGGTGCCATCGTCATCACCACCCCCGGCACCGGCTACACCACCGCTGCTGGCGGTGTCACCCTCACCGGCGGCCGTAACGCTGCTGGCGGCGCGATCGATGCCACTCCTCCCACCACCGCCTTCACCGGCACCGCGACGCTGACCACCAAACGGGAGGACAGCACCGGCCACATCAACATCGCCTACAGCGAGTTCGATCTGGTCTGCATGGTGCAGGAGTGGTCGATGGACTTCTCCCGCGAGGAGATCGACATCACCACCCTGCCCTGCAAGATCGGCGGTGCCGCCGAGAAGTTCGCGAGCTTCCGCACCACCGTGCCTGGCTTCGCCAGCGGTTCCGGCACCATGAACGTCCTGTTCAGTGGTGAGCAGGCCAGCACCAGCGGCCGCCTGATCGCCAACTCGCTCCTCAAGAGCCAGGCCGGCGCCACGGTCAAGCTGTACGTGAAGGCCATCGAGGGCTCGGGCAACACGCTGGACGACACCCTCTCCTCGTACATCGAGGCGCCCGTGTCGCTGGCTGGCTTCTCCATCTCGGTGAACACCACCGACGCCCTGGTGGCCACGATCAACTTCAACCTGGCGGGTCCCCCGACCCACCTGTTCAACCTGGCTCTCGACTGAGCCACGCTGGTTGTGGAGTGTTCGGCCCTCGCAGTTGCGGGGGCTTTTTCTTGTGTGCGCTTGTATAGTTGTCGGGTACGCCACTGAACTGCATGGCATCAACCCTTCGCGCCATCGACCGCCTGAAGAATGCGGCCAACCTCGTCCCCATCCGCAAGGATGTGGAGCTGTCTGATGGCACCACCTTCACCTTCTGGGCGCGGCCTCTGACCATGGCCGAGCGGGATCGGGCCCAGCGCAATGCCAAGAGTGATGACGCCAATGCCTTCGCTCTGCAGCTGCTGGTGGACAAGGCCCTCGATGAGAACGGCCAGAAGCTGTTCATGCCTGCTGACATGGCCGAGCTGAAGAACGAGGTCCGTGACGCTGATCTCCAGTCCCTGATGCTGGCCGTCCTCACCAGCCCTAACGACGAGGAACCCCTGGAGCCCAAAAGCCCTGCAAAGGGAGCTTGAGAAGGACTCCTGGACACTTCTGTCATTCTCAGTTGCTAAAGAACTGGGGATGACAGTGTCTAGATTATGGAGTGAAGTGACTCCAGAAGAGTTACTTGGCTGGTCGGCGTATTTCGGTCATCTTAATGATGAACAGGAAAAAGCCATGAAAAGCGCTAGGCGTAGATAGAAAACTCGCCAAACCTTTGGAGGTGCCACTGGACGTAAGCCCGGTGGGCCTCCTCTTTTGTTGAGAACGTCTTCGAGCTTCCAGCAAACTGTGCCTTCCAGCTCCCCGCCCTCCGTCCAGGAACCACACCTTCCTTGGCAGTACGTCTATTGCCTGTGTTCTGCCACGGTTCTGCTGCACGCAGATTGGCCCAGCGGTTGTCCGCCCTGTTCCTGTTCCTGTGGTCGAGGATGGAAGGGGGCTCTTCGCCTGTCACCAGCTTCCAGATGAGTCGGTGGACTCGGTACACGGATCTGCCTACGGTGACCACTAGGTACCCGCTGACGTGCAGGGTCCCAACTGCCGCTCCGGCTTCGGTAGCGGAGTACTTGCTTGGTCGCTTGCGGTACGAGAGCACCCCCGTATCCGGGTCGTAGGCAAACAGTTCCTCAAGCACCTCCACGGGAGGCAGCGGCTTAGGCTTGGTCATCGGTCAAATTGGCTTGATCGGTCCCGCTTCAGGGGCGGCAACCCGCTGGAGCACCCCAATCATACTTAAGTAAGCGGGCCCGCAGGTAGGCCCGCTTTTTCTTGCCCGCCTAGAGTGGGCAGACCGTAGGAGTGACGCGGGTTTGGCCAACTACGACGTCAACCTCAGCGTAGGTGCGGACACCCGCAAGGCCGAACAGGCGATCGACAGGCTCGTCAAGCAGCTCGATCGCATCAACAATTTCAACCTCTCCCCCACGATGAAGGGGGGACGGGAGATCGCTGAGGCGTTCGTCCCGCAAAGGGCACTACGAACTCTCGATCGAGAGTTTGCGACCATCATGGGTCGCATGGACACGGGGGCCAAGAAGGTCGCCCGGTCCATCGAAGGCATTGGAACTGCAGGTGTCACAGCTGCAGCACTGACGCAGCTGAACAGCGTCCTGAAGACGCTGGCTAGCTACAGCGGAAATGTCGCCGATAACTTGTCTGGCGCGTCAAGAAAGATTGATACTTTCGCCGCGAGCGGCGACAACCTACAAACGGTCCTCGGGCAGATCAACAACGGATTGGTCGATTTCGGCCACGCCGTTCAGCGCAACTTCGTGCCGGGCTTCTCAGCAATGGACGACGGCGCTCAAGGAGCTGCCCGCACCTTCAACCAAGCCCAGTACGCCCTACAGAACTTCCTGGACAGCACCGAAGGGATCCGCTCCTTCGTCCAGGGCATCACCAACGGCAACGAGACCCTGATGGCGTTCGGCGCCACCGCAGCGGTGGCTGCTGCGGTGGTGGCCAACGAGCTGGACAAGGCACTCGTCGATGTTGAGCAGAACGGCACCCGCGCTCTGGAAGCTCTGGCTGCCGCAGCGGCCGATGGGCGCGACGAGATCCAGCGCCTCAAGGCGGCCCTGGACGGGACTATGTCCCAGTACCAGGCCCTGCGAAACAAGGGACAGACGCGGCTCGATAACGTCAACTCCAACTCCGACGAGGCCCGCCGCGCCGCCAACACCATCGTCCAGGCCGAGGAGAAGATCACCGCCGAGCTGGCTGCCCAGGTCGATCTGCTCCGCCAGGCCAAAGGTCTCCGCCCCCAGTCGGTGGAGACACGGGCCACCAACACCTACGGAGTCACCCAGCGCCGCAACGAGTACCTCTCGCAGGTGAAGAGTGAGTGGGATGCGGTGGACGCCTCCATCGCCCGCATCGCTGCCAAGCCCACCGCGATTGATCAGCTGCTCGGCATTGACCCCGCCGTCGAGAAGCTCAGCAAGTTCAATCAGGAGATGGACGAGCTGCAGAAGATTCTCGGCTCGATGGAATCTCGCGGCAAGTCGAACCCCTTCGGCATCGACGACACCGAGATCGCCCGCATGTCAGAGGCGGCCGAGAAATACAAGGCAGACGTCGCCCAGGTCAACGCCGAGCTGCAGGAGATGCTGCAGGTCCACCAGGCCCTCGGCCGAATGGAGGGCAGGGCCAACAACCCCTTCGGCATTGAGCAAGGCACTGTCAACGAAGCCCGCTACAAGGAACAACAGGCGTTCGCCGACTTCCAGCAGGACACCATCCGCCAGGCCATCAACCTGGAGCTGGATGGCATTGAAGAAGCGTTCAGGGCACGCGTAAAGGCGGATAACGCTTACTGGGACAACCAGAAGCAGCGGCTCAACAAACAGATAGAGGCAGAAGTCAAGGCCGAGAAGAAGGACCCAAGAAGCAGCTTTGGTGCAAAGGCGGAGGGCTTTGCCATCGGCGGCGCCTTCCCGCTGCTGTTCGGTGGTGGCGCTGGCTCAATCATTGGTGGCGCACTGGGCGGCCTGAACACCAGCAACCCGATCTTCTCGGTGTTCACCAGCGCCATCGGCCAGATGCTGGACCAGTGGGTGGCCGCCACCGGCGATCTGGCCAAGGGGCTCAAGAGCCCGACCGACGCCATGGCTGCCTTGGAGG